GAGTTAGTCCGCCTGCTAAAGTGCCATGATCTTTAACACCATCATTATTATTTAACCAGCCAATGTTACCATCAGCTTTATTTTGTCCGTACATTGGATTTGCCATAATTTATCTCCTTATGTCCAGATGGCATGTGCTTCGGGCATTTCCCATTGCATACCAGCTTCTGTTAATATCATATCTACTCTACGATCGACCCCAGAGTTCTCTAAAGTTTGAACTCCTACGTAAACTGAAGTATCTCTATTTAAACCATTACCAACTAGTGGACGGTAAGCACAATGTTTCATGTTAATACCTAACATTTTAATTTGTGTACTGTCTAAGTGGATGTTTCTTGCAACATTTATATCACCATAAGGTGTTGAAAATGTGCTAACATCTACGCCAAAGACTTTTTTCTTACCTGTCATAGCTAGATCTGATCTGAAATTTGAAGATATTTCTAGATTGTTTTTAAAATAACCACCCAGTTTATGCATCCAGTTATATACAGCAGTCCCTACAAAAAATACTGTAGCTTGACTACTGTTATATCTAGGATCTACATAATTAGAAAGGTCATCTAAGAAATCATCAGCAGTTTTAGTATTT